CTTGGATTCAGGCAGCATGGAATGAAGCCAATACATCATTACAAAATACTGCAAGTATTATTATACCAGGTAATGTGACAATCAATGGTTCAACCACATTAAATGCCAACACATATTATAATGGCAATACGATACAATATGGTTCCGTAACAACCTACGGAAACTTGATTACTATTGGTACGATGACTACTACTGGTAATGTTATAACCACAGGCAACTTAACAGCAACAGGACCAGTAACATTCAACGGACAATTTGTTAATAATGGCACCACTTATAATAATGGCACCACATATCTAAACGGAAATACCACAACAACTGGTACTTTCATTATGACGAACTCAACGTTCGCTGCAAACTCATATGCAATTGGTATTATTGGTTCATCTAGTGGTCAAACTCAACCACCAGTTGCAGATGGTACAATGTTACAGATTACAGGTAAAGATGGTGTCAACTCTAAATTGATTGTTGATGCCGCAGGTACTGGTGTATATTCATTGTTCAATGGTCGCTCAATGCGTGGTCTTGCAAATACACCATCAGCATTATTATCGGGTGATATTCTTGTTAAATTTGGTGGTAACGGATATGGTGCAACCGGTTTTGGTTCTGGTGTAAATTCTGGTGGCGCATATATGGAATATATGGCTGCTGAAAATTACACCGATACACAAAAAGGTACTAATATTTTATTTGGTGCTACACCAATAGGTTCAAATACAATTGCAAACGTATTGACTTTGACAGGTACCACAGCAATATTTGCAAACAATGTAAGTATTGCAAACAATTCAATTGCAAACACAAAAATTGCAAACACTTATGTATATGGTTCTGCAACAGCCAACTCAGGTGTAACTCAAATAACAAGTAGAACTACTGGCGTTACAGCAAACGGTATTACGGGTACAATTATTGGTTATTCTGCAAGTGCTTTCCAACATGGAACAGGTTATGTATTCACAGTCAACAACAGTTCTGTACTACATACAACTGATATTGTTTTTGTTTCTATACAAAATAGTAACTGTCCAGTACCTCAAGTATCTGTGGCCAATACTAGAGTAGGAAGTTTTGATATATGTGTGTTCAACGGTTCTGGTGCAGGTAACGATGCGGCTTATACAATGAACGTGAATTTTGGTATCATTAGAGTTGGATCATAACGAATAAATAAACTATGGCTAATACAGTAAACGGAATATTAACATCATATGCTTCAACCGTAGAGGTTGAACTTACCTATTTCTTTGTGATTACTTCACAAGGATTTTCACCTAATACACAATCGACCACATATTTCTTTGTAGGTAAAACTGACCAATGGCCAGATGATGTAAATCCTGATGTACCTAACCAATCTCAGGCATATATCAAAGAAACATTTAAGAATATGTTTGCTGCCAAATTGGTAACATCATCCAATTTGTCGCCAGTTGTACCAAGAATTGACTGGACTTCTGGTGTAACCTACAACGAATACACCGACTATAATGATATGTTGGCTGTCGATTCAAATGGTTTACTAATCAATAAATTCTATGTTCGTAATTCATACGACCAGATTTTCAAGTGTTTAAGTAATGCTAATGGTAGTCCTTCTACTGTACAACCAGTTTTACAGGCCGGAACAACAGATGCCACACAAACTTTATACTTGGCAGACGGATACAAATGGATCTATGTCACAACAATTGACAAAGGTCTAAAGAAAAACTTTTTTGATGCTAACTGGATTCCATTATCAGTAGGCACAGTTACACCAAATCCATTGACACCAGCCGGTCTAGGTTCAATCAATGCTATNAANGTAATCACNGCAGGCAATAGTTATTCNAATGGTGTTTCTACAACAACCGTAACAATCAATGGTGACGGAGAAGGTGCTTCAGCATATGCCAACGTGACAAATGGTATGGTTCAAGATGTTATTGTGACTAATACCGGTAATAATTATACATATGCCACAGTTACAATTGCTCCACAGACCAGTTATCCAGGTTCTGGTGCTACGGCCAATGCTATTATTTCACCTATTGGTGGCCATGGATATGATCCTGTTTCTGAATTAGGTTGTAACCATATTATGTTGAGTGTTGAACTAGATGGTTCCGAGAACGGTGTAGTTCCTACCGATGTATCTTATAGACAATTAGGTATTATTGTTAATCCATTATTAAAAGATGGTAGTTTACCTACAAACAGCATATATAATACATCAGATTTGGTGACTGTATCGGTTGGATTGAATGCTTTCACATCAGGTGAGGTAGTTTATCAAGGTTCAACCTTAGAAACAGCAAGTTTTACAGCCAAAGTATGTTCATTCGACACAACAAACAATATTGTTTCGCTGATAAATACAGTAGGTAATTATACTTTAGGTAGCACAATCACTGGTGTTACTTCAGGAACAACAAGAGTATTACTACAATATACACCAACAACTTTCTCTGTCGGTTCTGGTTATATGATGTATTTTGAAAACAGAGAACCAATTCAACGCTCTGCAAACGGTAACGAACAGTTAAGATTAGTTTTAAGATTCTAAGGTAAAACAATGATAAATTACAATGTAGATCCATACAATGATGATTTCGACCCAACGAAAAATTATCATAGGATTCTATTCAAACCAGGTTATGCCGTTCAGGCGAGAGAGTTAACACAATCTCAGACTATATTACAGAATCAGATTTCTCAGTTTGCTTCTGCTATCTATTCTCAGAATACTCCAGTTTCTGGTGGTAAAGTTACAACCAATTTGAATTGTAGTTATATCAAACTAAATTCATTGTATAATGGTTCATCTGTTGTAGCATACAATTTTTTAAATACAACTATTACCGATTCTACTGGCACAATCATTGCTCGTGTTATTGCCACAGCAGAAGCAACTGGTAATGCCACAACTGCTGGCGATCCACCAACATTGATTGTTACATACACATCAGGTGGTCAATTCACCGATGGTATGACCATCTATATTCAAACATCTACATCCAAGACATCAGCAGCCACAACTATTGGTACATCAGGCGGTACAACTTGTACTGGCCTATCTTCTGTAGCTTCTATCTCCGATGGTGTGTTCTATGTTGTAAACGGTTACGACCAGATTATTGAAGCAAACGGAACAACTGTACCATATACTATTGGTAACTTCGTTAACGTATCTGCTCAGACAGTTATCTTAGACAAGTATGACAATACACCTTCATTACGTATTGGTCTAGAAATTGCCGAGTTAACTATTACAAGTAGTCAAGATACTTCTTTATTGGATCCAGCTGCAGGTGCTTCCAACTATCAGGCNCCAGGTGCTGACCGTTATCAAATCAACCTAACATTGGTAACATTACCATTGACATTGGGTAATGATGACCAGTTCATTGAGTTACTAAGAATCACAAACGGTTCTATTGTTAAACAAACAGATACAACCGTCTACTCAACGATTGATGATTACTTTGCTAAGCGTGATTATGAAACTAACGGTGACTACATCGTTAATGATTTCACATTGACACCATCAGCAAACTCATTAGGTATTAATGCTAGTTATGACCTAGGCATTGGTCCTGGTGTGGCATATGTCCATGGTTATAGAATTGAAAATCAATCTCAGACCACTCTAACAAGTGACAGAGCAAGAACAATCAACACAATCAATAACAATGCTGCCTTCGTAGACTACGGCAACTTCTTTGTTGTTGATACAATGAATGGTGTGTTTGACGTTGGTACAATGCCTTCTGTTGACTTACATTGTGTACCATCAACAGGTATTGTTTCTACAAATACAGCAACATATAATTCTACTCTAGTTGGTACTGGTTTGATCCGTGACTTGACATACGTTACAGGTACTGGTTCAAATACAAAATCATATATCTACAACGCTTTTGTTTCTGATATTTCTACTAGAACAATTTCTGGTGCCACAGCATCAGCGACACCAAGTACACTAACAGTTACTGATACTACTGCTCTTCTTTCCGCTACGGCTAATGCTTATTACGGCATCGTTCTTACTGTAACAACAGGTGCTTTGGTAGACAAGAGAAACATT